CGAAAAGCGGATCGCCCGCCGCCTGCCGCTGGCACTTTCGGGCTGACATGAAAGGGCAAACATGGACTTGAACACGCTAAAGGCCGTGAAGGCCGACGAAGGCGCTGTGCTGCAAATCGCGCACCCTGAAACCGAAGAACCGATTGATGGTATGACCATCACACTGCTGGGCCAGGATAGCGTCATGTATCGCAAAATCCAGATGGCGAAGCAGCAAGCGGCCTTGAACCGTCTCGCCAAGGGCAAGCGGGCAACTGCCGATCTAGATGCCGAAAAGCTGGCTGGCGACATGATTGACGATCTGGCCAAGCTGACCGTTTCATGGACGGGATTCGAGTTGGACGGCAAGCCGCTTAAGTGCGACAAATCCAACGCTGTAACTGTCTACACGGATTGGCCGTGGATTCGTGAACAGGCGCAGGAGTTTGTCGCTAATCGCGCAAACTTCTTTCGCGGAAACGATTGAAACGCTGTCGGTTTACGTCAAGCAAATCGCTTGGCTAAACACCATCCCCGAAAAAGAAAAGCGGCCAAGGCGTGACACGGTGGGCGGCGATCTGCCGCCCATCACCGCTGGCGGCTATTTGCTAGACCTACTGTTTGAGATTGGCCCAGCCCAGCCGCTTGCCATGAGTAGCCCGGTGGCCATTAGTGAGCTTGAAATAGCTGCTTGGCAGAACAATCGCGGCATCAGCTTGTCGGCATGGGAAGCCGGCACGATCCGCCGCCTATCGCATGATTATGCCTCTGCACTGGCGAAGGCTGGCCAGGCATCTTGCCCACCGTTCTACATGTCACCGGAACGCATGACCGCAGATCGGCGCGACAAAATCAGCAAGGCGATGTCGTCCTGGGCTGACAAAGTGAACGATGGTAAGGGCGCTTTGCAAAAATAGCCGCGCTGTGGCATAGATAGCATGAACAGAATGGGGCTTGCTTAATGGCCGAACTTGCAAGGCTTCGGATCGCAGTAGACAGCACAAGCGCCAAGACCGCCGAACGCGATCTTGAAGGGCTTGCGTCTGCGGCTGGCAATACTGGCCGCGCTGTTGATGCGATGATTGCCGGCCAAAAGCGCATGACTGACGCCATGCAATCGGCTCACAAGCCGACGCTTGATGCGGTGCGCTATCTGGATTCGCTTAACCGTGAGCTAGAAACGATTGGCAAGTCGTCGCTGCAAATCAAGGCGATGGAAATCAAGATGGCCGCTGCGGCGGCTCCCACCGCCGAACTGGCGCGTGAAATCCGCAACATGGGCGCTGCACTTATTAATGCCGAACGCGCGGCCATGACTAGCACACCGCACATCACCAGCATGGGCAACAGCACGAAGCTGGCCAGCCATCACACGCAAAACTTGGCCTTCCAGTTGCAGGACGTTTTTGTTGGTCTGACAAGCGGCCAAAAGCCAATGACCGTGTTTTTCCAACAGGGCAGCCAAATCGGCCAGATCATGATGCAATCTGGCCTGAGCGTTAAGACGTTTGCCGCAGAAGTTGCCGCAATGACGGGCCGCGTTGCGGCGGCTGTTGCGATGAATCCTTATTTTCTGGCGTTTGCCGCTGCGGCTGGCACTGCGTTTGTGGCGTTTCAAGACTTTCAGGCGGAAGTGGGCAAGACCGGCGAACTGGAAAAGTTTCAGGCCAGCCTTGGCTTGACCCGAAAAGAGCTTAAGGAACTAGAAAAGGAAGTCGGCCCGGCTGCCATCACGATGGGTGATGTGTTCAAGGGACTGGGCAAGACCATTTCGGACGCCTTGAACCTTGGCCCGGCTTTTGATGCGTTCAAGGAAGGCTTCTTTGCAACCTTCCGCTTTGTGGCGGAATTGGGCAGCGATGTGGCGGCTGGCATCTATGCGGCGTTCGTCGGCACCTATCAGGGCATTATTGAGACGTATAAGATGCTTCCCGCCGCAATGGGCGATGTGTTGACCCAAGCCGTCAATGGCATGGCCAGGGGCTTGGAGACATTCCTTAACGGCTTCATTGCGTCAACAAACACGATCCTTGGCAAGTTCCAACTGCCAAAGATTGATCTAGTCGTTGACATCCCCGAACTGCAAAACCGCTACGCTGGCGCGGCTAACGCTGCCGGCACGGCGTTCACAGGGCAGATCAAGCAGGCGTTCAAGGACGCTAAAGACGGATTTAGCGCGGCTGGTGACACACTGAGCGCCAACATCATTGACGCCGCAAAGCAGCGTATGCAGGGCGGTGCAGATACGATCCTTGACGAACGCACTTTGAAGGCGGCAGCGGAAAAGGCCGGCAAGACGCTTGGCGAGTATATCGCTATCGAAACCGGCCAGTCGATCACGGCGCTGGAAAAGTCGTTTAAATTTGACGATAGCGTGTTCAAGGACGCTGGAAAGCGGCTGCAAGAAATTGCTGATATTGGCAGCGCCGCGCGCGCAGAGGCCGCAAGGCGAGCCAACGAAGATATACAAAACAGCTTGAAAACCTTTAGCGATGTTATGGGCGGCATCGGTGATCTGTTTGGCCAGAAGATTGGCGGCACGGTTGACCGCCTAGGCAATTTGATGAAGCGCACCTTCCCGGCGTTTTCGGCTGATATGGGCAAGATGTTTAAGGGCATCGGTAAAAGCATTGATGGCGTGCTTGCCGGCTTTGGCACTAGCTTGAATCAGCTTGGCGGCGCTGCCGCGTTTGGCTCGACTGTGGGTGGCATTGTTGGCAACGGCAATAAGGGCGCGCAAATTGGCGGCGCGATTGCCGGCGCTGGTGGCATGGCCATCGGACAGACCATCGCGGCCTTGGGTAGTGCAGGCGGGCCGATTGGCATGATTATCGGCAGCGTTATTGGTTCTTTGGTCGGCGGTCTGTTCAAGGGCAAAAACAACTTTGCGGATGTGATGTTGTCAGGCACCGGGCCGGGCAGCGTGTTCAATCAGCGCGGCGGCGCACAAAGCACGCAAACTGGTTTGCAGCTTGGCGGCGCTTTCAGCCAGCAGCTAAACACGATTGCTATGGCACTGGGCGGCAAGGTGGCTGGCGGTCAGTCATTTGGCAGCCTAGGTTTCAGCGGTGAAGAATTTTATTTCAACGCTATGGGCGGCGACTTTAAGGCGACGGGCGCACAGAAGTTTGCCAGCGCAGAGGAAGCGGTTGCGGCGGCGATCAAGAATGCTGTTACCAAAGGCGCATTTGAGGGCTTGAGCGCAAGCAGCAAGTCTTTGGTTGAAAAACTTGCCAGCCTTGGCGCTGATGAAATTATGAAGGTGCTGGAACAGGTCACCACAGCACGATCACAGTTGACCGATGCTTATAACCGCGAGGCTGCTGCAATCACCAACACTTTGGAACGGTTCCAGAGCTTCACCGCTAACCTTGAAAGTTTCCGCGCATCCTTGGCCGAACAGCTTATGACGGCAGAGGAAATATATCAGGCTGCCCGCGTTCGCTTTGATGAAATCAGTGCGGCGGCGATCAAGGGCAACGAAGATGCGATTGCCCAGCTTGTTGGCGTCTCACAAAATTACCTGAACGCTGCCGCCAACTTCTTGACGCCGGAAGAATATAACCGCGAAATTGAAAACGTCATGAAGGCGGTTGACCTGGCTATCGTCCAAACAAAGACGATGGAAGCCTACGCACAGGAACAGCTTGATGCGCTGAATGCAAGCGTTGAGGGACTGATTACGCTGGATCAAAGCGTTTTGAGCGTGGCCGATGCAATCAAGAACTTGCAAGGCATTTTGACTAGCATTGCCACGCGGGCCGCTGCGTCCTACGTCAATCCGCTTTATGGGCAGGGTGATGCGTATGCCGGCACTGGTGGAACACCGCCTCCATTTGCCAATGGCGGTATGCATAGCGGCGGCTTGCGGATGGTTGGCGAGAATGGCCCTGAAATTGAGGCGACGGGCGCAAGCCGCATCTATAACGCCAATCAGACCGCAGACATCATGGGCGGCGGCCTGACAACGGCTAACCAGATTTCCGCGTTGCGCGATGAGATGCGCGCCAGCCTTTACGCCATCGCCAAAAACACCGGCAGGACGGCTAATCAGCTGAACCGCTGGGATGGCGACGGCTTGCCAGAGGCAAGGAACTACTAATGAAAATCGTCACGCCCCAGCCGATCACGTCTGCAACGCTGACCGCCTCTAATGTGGCAATCACGGAAACGCTGTGGACGGCTGGCACCTATACGCTTGGCCAAGAGCGTTATGTCGGCACACGGCTTTATAGAGTCATCGTTGCCAGCACTACGGACAATCCCACAGTCGGCGTGACGTTGACGCCGCCAAGCTGGCAGGACATTGGCGCAATCAACCGCTTTAAAATGTTTGATGACGTAATCAGCACTCAAACAACGCGCACCGGCACTATCGTTGTGACCGTTGACCCGACTCAAATCATCAACGCCGCCGCGTTCTTTGGCCTGGCGGGCAACACGATCAACGTGACCATGAACGATCCGGTTAGCGGAGTTGTCTATAATCAGACAAAGACGTTGCAGGACAACACGCTGATTGTTGATTGGTATGCCTATTTTTTCGAGCCAATTTATCCGCTTACCGATGCGGTTTTCACCGATCTGCCCACATATCTGAATGCCACCATCACGGTGACAATTGACGCTGGCGCGGCCACGGCGGCTTGCGGCGAAATGGTGATCGGGCGGCAATCACTAATCGGCGTGGCTAACTTTGGCACAAGCGTTTCGATTCAAGATTATTCGATCAAGACGACCGATGCCTTTGGCAACACGGTGGTTGAACAGCGCCGCTTTAGCAAGCGGGCCGATTACGATGTGACGGTGGAAAGCAGCCGCGTTGCCACGGTGCAAAAGCTGTTGGCCGATATTCGCACAACGCCGACCGTGTTTATCGGTGAAGATGATCGGCCCGAAACTGTGGTTTATGGGTTTTACAAGTCATTCGATATCGTGATATCAACGCCAAGCATCTCTGATTGCGCCATTGAGGTGGAAGGACTAACCTAAATGCCCGCACCGACTATCACGCCGCTGCCTCCCGCACCGTCGCGTTCAACCGATCCAGCCACCTTTGCGACTGAAGCGGATGCCTTTGTCGGTGCGCTGCCGACATTTGGCACTGAGGCAAACGCTTTAGGAATTTATATTGATGCGGCGGCGGCGCTTGGGCAAGCAGCGATTGCCAATTTCAAAGGCGCTTATGCTGCCGGCACCACATACCAGATTGGAGAGTCTGTTTTATACAATGACTTTTTCTGGATGGCGCTAACAATCAACACAGGCGTTACGCCGGTTGAAGGTGCAAACTGGCGCAATGTTTCAATTGTTGACGGAGGCACATTCTAATGCCGACCATTATCAAAGTTAAGCGCGGCACAGAAGCCAATCGCGCAGCCGTAACGCCTGCCTCTGGCGAATTTCTGTTTACCACTGACAACAAGAAAGTTTTCATTGGTGACGGCACAACGGCTGGCGGCGTTTCTGTGGGCGGCGCTGTTGCGTTTGAACAGTCAATTAAGGCTGTAAATTATACGCTTGTGCTGCAAGACGCTGGAAGGCAGATTTTTCACCCGGCATCTGATGCGACAGTCAGGACATATACAATTCCTGCCAATTCTGCTGTGCCGTTTCCTATCGGCACGGTTGTGCTATTTACAGTGGAAAATGGCGGGACGTTAGTAAACGTAGCCATAACCAGCGACACGTTGGTGTTTGGCAACGGCACAACAGGCACAATTTCTGTTCCCGTAAACAATACACTAATGTGCATTAAAGTTACCGCAACAAAATGGATGGCTAACTACCTTTACCAAACAGGCGCTCCAGTATCGCAATCTTTAGCTGTAGCCCATACAACAACACCTTTTATTACGGCTTATCCTTGGTCTACTAGCGGATTCGGAACTAAGTTTGCCAATCCAGCTACGTTGCCAGGCACTCTCGGAAATGGAGTAGCCTTTAACTCATCTGGCAATGCTATCGCAGTAGCTGACCAAGGCTCACCTTCTATAAAGGTGTATAATTGGTCTAATAATGGTTTTGGCGCAAAGTTTGCAGACCCAGCTACATTTCCGGCTGGCAATAGCTTTGGCGCAGCATTTAGCCCCTCTAACAACGCTATTGCGGTAGCACACGCAACCACACCTTTTGTTTCTGTTTACCCTTGGAGTGCTATTGGCTTCGGAGCTAAATACACTGACCCCGCTACGCTGCCGACTGGTTCTGGCTCAGAAGTAACTTTTAGCCCATCCGGAAACACTCTTGCCTTAGCACACAGTGTTTCGCCATTCATTTCGGCATACCCTTGGAGTGTTAGTGGCTTCGGGACTAAATTTACCGACCCTTCTACGTTGCCGACGAATGTGGGCCAAGCAGTAGCCTTCAACCCAGCCGGTGATGCTATCGCTGTTGCACACGTTACATCGCCATTTATCTCTGTATACCCTTGGAGTGGTTCTGGATTTGGCACTAAATTTGCTAACCCTGCCACGCTGCCAACAGGTTCGGGTAATGGTGTAGCATTCCACCCGTCTGGCACTGCCATTGCAGTATCTCATGAAACAACGCCTTTTATCTCTGTCTATCCTTGGAGCGGTTCTGGTTTTGGGACTAAATTTGCCAACCCAGCGACATTGCCTGTGGGTAATGCCTATGGCGTTGCGTTTAATGCTTCTGGCGATGCTATTGCCGTGGCGCACCTGACCACACCTTTTGTTTCCGTCTATCCTTGGAGCGGCAGCGGTTTTGGCACTAAGTTTTCTAATCCGGCGACACTGCCTGCGGGTGCTGGTTCTGCCGTAGCGTTCACACTTAGCTCGCAATAGGAAATTTATGAAATACGAACAACTTCCAACAGACTACAAATACGACACTCTTGCGGATGCGCTATATGCTCGTGAGGTCGAATATTTTCATTATGACTTCGACGCCAAAAACTTCGAGCATTTGTTAGCCAATGCCACAGACAACGAATTTGCGGCTAACGTAGCGGAGCGCCTTGACACTACTCGCAAGCAAATGGGCAACGTCATGGCTGTTGTGGAAGCACTAAAGGCACAGATTGACGATCAAGCGGAATACGAGGCGGCGGTGGTTCGAGTCACAGCCAAGCGCAAAGCAAAGGAAGCTGAAGGATGAGCCTTTATTACGTCCAAGCCCAAGGCGACACCTTCATCCGGCACATCCATGATGTTGAGCCTACGCGCTGGGACGAGGATAACTTCTGCCGCGTGGTCAAGCTGACGCCTGAACAGGTTGTGCAGTTCGGGATTCATCAGTTGAAGCTGGTCACGCCGCCCTACTTCGATCCCGCCACCCAAAAGCGCGAGCATGGCCCCGCGTTGCTGATCGACGGCGTGTGGACGCAAAACTATATCGTCACCGATTTGGACGGCGGGGAAGCCGCAGCCAAGGTCGATGAGCAGTGGGCGATTGTCCGTGCGGAACGCAACGCCAAGTTGCTTGCATCAGATTGGACGCAAGTCTTGGACGCGCCTGTTGATGCCGCCGCATGGGCGGAATATCGCCAGGCTTTGCGTGACATCACGGAACAGGCCGATCCGTTTGCGATCATGTGGCCGCCCATCCCAGCCTAATCCAATTGAACGGAATCGCCGGCTGTAGTATTGTTGCGCGAACCTAGGAGCCAACGCATGTCAAGCCCGGCGCATACCATCATGGAAAGCATGAAACCGGCTGGTGACATTCTGTCGATTGGCGTTGTGCTGGCCACCTTGGCGTCATGGCTGCCTTCGGTTGCGGCGATCTTCACGATTATCTGGACGGCAATCCGCATTTACGAAACGCAAACGGTGCAGCGACTTCTAGGCAAGGCTACATAATCCGCTGATCGTCGCAGGGCCGTCCTGTCGCAGCTAATGGGTGAGACGTGCCGCGCAATCAACACGAAATCGATCCGGCACAGGATGCTGAGATTTATGCGGCTTATGTAGAGGCTGGCAATAGTGCGCGGGCATTGGCCAGGGCAGGCCGCTATGGCAGCAAAACCGGCATCCTGTCAGCGGTGCGGCGACACAAGGCAACGCAGGGCGAAGCCTATGGCACTGGCGGCATCGGGCAAGGTGCGGAACGCGACGGGCATAGCCCCTACGTTATCAAAGGCGTTTCGACATACTTTGATGCAGACGGCAATCAACGCGCCCAATGGGTGAAAACCCGGCTAGATGATGAGCAACGGCAAGAGGCGATCCGCGCGGCAGCGGAAGCCTTGGCCCAGGACATACCGCCAGCGGAACCTGTCACGCCACCGACTGCAACGCTGGCCGATCTGCTTAATCTCTATGTTTTCACCGATTACCATGTCGGGATGCTGGCGTGGCACCGCGAAGGCGGCCAAGATTGGGACTTGGCCATTGCCGAACGCCTAATCACAAACGCCTATCGCCATATGATCGACAACGCGCCAGCGGCTAAGGTTGGCATCGTCTGCCAGCTTGGCGATTGGTTCCATTATGATTCATTCAAGCCGCTAACGCCTGCAAGCGGGCATTTGCTAGACGCTGACAGCCGGTTTCCCAAGATGATCGAAGCTGGTGTTCGCATCTTGCGGCGGATCGTCGGCATGGCGCTGGAACGGCATGAGCAAGTGATCGTGCTACATGCGGAAGGCAATCACGATGAGGCGTCATCAGTCTGGCTTCGCGTCATGTTTAAGGCGCTGTTCGAGAATGAGCCGCGCGTTACGGTAGAGGATTCGCCGCTGCCGTTCTATGCCTATCAGCATGGGGCGGTAATGCTGGCGTTCCATCATGGCCACAAGGTCAAGATGGATGGACTGCCGGCACTGTTTGCATCCCAATTCCGCGAGATGTGGGGCCAAACAACAATGGCCTATGGCCATAGCGGCCATTATCACCATGAAGTGGTGAAAGAGTTTTCCGGCATCAAATGGATGCAGCACCCGACACTTGCAGCCCGCGATGCCTATGCGGCGCGTGGCGGTTATCATGCGGAACGGGCAGCCTATGCAATCACCTATCACGCCAAATACGGGCAAGTCAGCACCTTGACCGTCAAGCCGGAAATGTTTGAGTGAAAGCCCGCATTCCTTGGGAGGCGCTTAAGCCAGACGCTTTTGCCGATCATGCCGATGATGTGGCGCTAATCTATTGCCACAAGTTTGCCAGTGAGGCGGCCAAAGAGGCCGCATGGATGGCCGGCGTTATGGCACGGCATGGAAACCCACCCGAAACCATGATACAAGCGGTGCTTGTGAGGGCGTTGCGCCTGGCGGCTTTGGAGTTGGAAGTGGCGTCATGTTCGATCCACTCTGGCACTGGGCCATCAATTACGGACGACTGACCGATGTGGACGTGGGATCAAAGCGCCGGAACATTGTCACGCGATGGCGTTGTTATCTCGCGCGGCTATTCCGGCAAAGGCGCGGGCAAGAATAACCCGGCAATGGAGGCTGTGCGTGGCACTGGCCCGTTGCCGCGCGGGCGCTATCGGATCGGCGCGCCGCGAACTTCTGCCCGCACTGGCCCATTCGCAATGGACTTGTTTCCGGTGGATGCCACGCCTGGCGACACGCGCCACGATGCCACCGGGCGCAGCGCCTTCCAGATTCACGGCGATAGCGTCAAAGCGCCCGGCACCGCTTCCAGCGGTTGCATTATCCTGCCGCGCGCCGTGCGGGAACGCATTTGGAACTCTGGCGATCATGTCATTGAGGTGGTGGAATGATCGAATGGATTAAATCCAGATTGCATGAGCGCAGCACCTGGGCCGGCATTGTCGCCATTGCGTTAGCCATCTCGCTGCTTGTGATTCCGGTAATCATGCCGGCTGATGCTGCGGCGCTGGCCAGCCAAAACGTCCAATGGCTAATCACCGCGCTGTTTGTCGGCGGGCTGGGCGGCGTTGTTTGGCATCGGAAAATCTGACCATGTTTGTGCCAGCCTGGGCTTTGCGGATCGCGCCTTATGTTGCCGGCTTGCTGCTTGCTGTGGCAGCCTATGCGTGGGCCTATGGCAACGGGCGTGAAGCGGAACGGGCAAAGTGGCAAAAGCGTGAAGCCGCCGCTGTAGAGGCCGCACAGGTCAAAGAACGGGCATTGCAGGCGCAAGTTGACGCTGCCGGCGTGGCGCTGTCAGAACAGGCGGCTGCGATTGATCGGATAACCCATGTTCAGAAACTGAACACAAGGACGTTTTATGTTCAGAATCCTGCTGCCAATGTCGCTTGCCTTGATGCTTCCCGCTTGCGGCACATCTCGGAAAGTGACACCGCCGCTACGGCTGCCAGCGCCGCCAAGTGAGGCATTGCAGCCCTGCACCATTCCCGCCATTGTGGATGGTGATGCGGCTGGCGTTGAAACGGCGTTGATCGAACGCGGTGCAGAGATTGCCCGTTGCGAGGCAAAGCGGCGGGCGCTTGTGCAGGGCTGGCCGCAGTGAGGTGATGACATGGCGAAAGACCCAAGACTAAAGGCGGTGGGCGTGGAAGGCTATAACAAGCCGAAACGCACACCGACCCATCCGACGAAAAGTCATGTCGTCGTTGCCAAGGAAGGCGACGAAATAAAGACGATCCGCTTCGGCCAGCAAGGCGTTAAGGGATCGCCGCCGCGCGAAGGTGAAAGCAAAGCCGACAAGGCAAGGCGCGCTGCCTTCAAAGCCCGCCACGCTGAAAACATTGCCAAGGGCAAAATGTCGGCTGCCTATTGGTCAAACAAGGTGAAATGGTAATGCCACTCAAGATGGGATATAGCGCCAAGAGCGTGAGCGCCAACATCAAGGCGGAAATGAAAGCCGGCAAGCCGCAGAATCAGGCTGTTGCCATTGCCCTGTCGGTTGCGCGCAAGGCTAAGAGCAAGGCCAAGAAAAAGAGCTAACTGGCGTCCATTGCTGTTGGCGTCATCAGATTAGCATCGGCGCGCTTTCGGCCATTGGCGCGGGCAGCCTCATAAATAGCGCGGCGATGCCGGCGCAACGCATCTGTGAAGCGGTAGACGCTGCCCCAGCCAAAATGATGCGCCAATTCGGTTAGTGTCTTGTCACCGATGTCACGATCAGCGGCGGGCAGCGTGGGCGCAGTGCCGGGCGGGCGCGGCGGATTGTTCGTGCGGCGCGGCGGCGCTTCCTCATTGGCCATTCGCACTTCCACCGATCTAACTTGTGACAGATGCGCCCGAATGCGTTCGTTAGCATAAATTCGAACCATGCGCCCATCGGGGTAGAGATTCCAAAAGCGCCGATCATGAATAATGACTTTCGGCTTCATGTCACAGACTCGCGGGCTGGCGGTTGGCGGAATGCTTGATCATTGCGGCCAGCACGGTTTGATTGGCTGGGCGGCGGCGGCGCTGCAACTGCCATGTGTAAATCGGCTGTCCCTCACTGGTTACGGCGCGATGCCACATGGCGAAAATATAGCCCTCATCATCTAGCAGCCTCACAAACCGGCCAAGATCACCGGGAATTGAATGGGTGGCATCGCTGACAATCTTGGCGACGATGTTGCCTTCCGGCGCTTCCATCACCCAGCTTGCAACTTCCTTGGCGCTATACATTGTGCGTCTCCTTAGATCATTGCCAGCAAGGCAAGGCAGATAAACAGGCAGGCCATTGGTAGAGCTTCGCGTAGCATGGTGTGTGTCTCCTGTTATCGAGCGTGAGTGGTGCGGGCGAGGCCAGCGGCGACAGCCGCTTCGCGGGTGGGGTATTCGCCGCCATCCCAGCGCAGCCCGCGACTGCATACCAATGTCAGATCGAAATGCTCATCAATGCTGACCAATGGCGCGTTGACACCATAATGGGCGGGGAACGTTGCTGCCGGGATGTGGCGGATTTTAAAGGCATTCATGGTGGTCGTCTCCCGTTGTTGGTTGGTTAGTGAAAGCAAATCAGTCGTTGATCCAATCGTGCGCCGCGATGCCAGCCCAATCTTTGGTGCCGCCGCTCTGCACCTTGGCGGCCTTAAACTGGCCAGCCCAGCCAAACGCAACCGCATATTTGCCGCGCGCAAGATGAGTGATCTTTGCCCATTTGCCGTTGCTGCGGATGTATTTTTCGCTGCCGATCATTGTAATCGTCTCCGTCCTGTGGGGCGCTGCCCCGTTGTTGTTGACGCCACCCTGCCAATCTCCCGGCTATGCGTCAAGCATGAAAATATGCTTGCAGCATTTTATTTTGACCCCTATGGGCAGCGCATGAGCAAAATCATGACCCATGCAATGCGCGCTGCTGGCCTAAATGATGTCACGCTGGCCGCGCTAATCGGCTGTTCGCAGTCGCATATCAACCGGATTCGTAACGGCAAAATGGTGCCGCGACGGGTGATGGCCAACGCTATCGAACGCGCGTTAAGCGTTCATGGCCTGGCTGATGAACTAACCAAAAAAGAGAGGGACAACGCATGACGCTAAAAAACTGGACGCCAGACGAAGATGCAATTCTTACCAGCATGATGCAGGCCGGTGATACCTATGCACAGGTTGCAGCCGCTTTGCCGGGCCGGAATATTTCAGCGATCAAATGCCGCGCTTACCGGCTGAATTGCAGCAATACGCGAGTTGATGGGCGCTGGTATGGGAAGGCTGATGCCACGCTGCGGCAAATGTGGTCTGATGGCGCGACAATTATGGAGATTGCGGATCGGTTGGGCGTGGCCCACACATCGGTTCGCCGCCGCATTGAGCGCATCAATCTGCCGCCGCGCAAGTCAGCGGTTCGCGCAATCGGCACCGGCTGGGCGGCCAATGATCTTGCTATTGAACGCAGCATCCGCCAAGCCACGGCGGCGTTCGAGCGCCATTTTCGCACCGTAGCAGACAAGAGGCGATGGCATGTCTGGAACTATGCAGCGTAATGTTTTGGCGGCGGGCTTAAAAACCCGCCGCTTTTATGTGCGCTTCTATCTGGCGCTTGGCATCGTCTGCACCATAGCAAACCAACACCGTCTGGCCGATTGATGCTAGGTATAGATGCCAGCTTTTCTGGTCTGGCGACAAACGCCCACCTTGCGTTCGCTTCATTTCCACCCACAAGCCCCAGGCCGGCACGAAAAGATCGGGAACGCCACGGCTAACGCCTTCGGCTTTCAGCTTGGCCGCAGTGGCGCGGGATCGCCAGCCGCCGTTCGGGATCGCAAATATGCGAACATCGCTAAACTTGCGGCGGAACCAGAACACGATTTCACGCTGTTCTTCATGCTCTGTCGGCAGTGGCTGCGCCCGCTCCTTCAAAACGGCACCTCCCTTGGCTGCACATCGTATGGATCGAACGCCTTCCAATCCTGACATGCGCTTGGCGTTCCCTGAAATTGATCCGGTGGCGTTGCGGCGTGTTTGTGGCAATGGTTCGTTTCCCGGTGAAAATAGTTGCAGTCCCAGCACAGCTTAGGCCGGGCAGCTTCCCAGTCAATCAGCGCAGCCGGCTTTGTTGCCATACTCATGCCTTCATGTCCTGTTCTGCAATATGGCAAAGAAAGTCACAGGCTGGCGCGATTGGGTTTAGCGTTGGCCAATCTGCCGGCACTTCATCAATAAACACCCGCACATCGCCCGGCATCCGCGCCAAGCGCGCTCCAAGTTCGCGTGACAGCTTCACCATGCGGTCAAAGTCGGCGGGAAAGTGCAGGCGCATCGCGGCCCAGTAGTTCGGGCTGGTCGCTTTTGGGCATGGGATGCAGTTGTTGTTCTGAAAGCCCAACGCATACATGGGCGGCAGTTCAATCCCCGCGCTTTGCAGCATGGCAAGGCAGGCTTGTTTTGTAATACCGCGTTCAATAAGCGGAAATCGCACCAGCAATTCAGGATTGTGCAGATTAAAGCGTTCGGCGCGCTCCACGTCTTCACTGTCGGCGGTATAGCCAAAAACATGCACGTCACCGGGTTTCTGGAATGCAATGCGCGGCTGCTTTTTTAATGCCCCGGTGCATGGAGCGCCCGCGATGCCGGCAATGTAACGGCGTTGCTCCCACACATCCCAAGTGTCAAGATATTCAGGGTTGGATAGCCGCTTAATCGGCGCGTTAAACCACCGCACACAATCGGCCATAAACCGCTCGTTGTCAGGGTGTTCGCTGCCGGTTTCACAATATGCAACCACGGCAGTAGGCTGTTCAGACAGCATCAGCTTTGCAGCAACCGCGCTAGCGGCACCGCAGCTAAACCAAATTATATTTCTACTCATCCCCATAGCCTCCCAATGATGCGATAATATTTGCCATCGCGTTTATATGTTATGCCGGTTGGCGGCTTGCCACCGCTTAGGATCGCCGCAACTCCGTCTAGCGTCATGGACGGCTTAAGCGCAACGCCGGCATTGCTGGCGATGATGCCAAGCGTGGCCACCGCTTTCTCCCCGGCATAACCTTCGTGCGTGACCGTTAGATATTCCTTCACGCCAGGATCCGACAGAGCGCCATAATAGGTGACTTCCAGCATATCCTTGCCGCTGGTCTTGCTGGTGTGTTTGCGCCAGCGCCATGACGTGACAGGCATTTCGGACGGCGCAAAGCCCATAATATCGTCGTTGTGCAGCCGGTAGGTTTTAGGCTCTGGCGCGGGAAACTCTGAGCCGCAAGCCGGGCAGATTTTTACGCTGGGATGGCATAGCTCATCGCAAAACTCGCAGACTTTCACCGGAGCTTCACCGTCGCCTTTGCCGGCTTTGGTTGGCGGCTGCACAGCAGTGATCGGGCCGTGTGTAGCTACAACGCCGGCAAAGTCTAGAACAAGGCAATCAGCCTTGCCCGGCGCAACGCGAAGCCCGCGCCCAGCCATCTGCACATAAAGTGCCGGCGACATGGTGGGCCGCAGCATGGCAATCAGATCAATTGCCGGAAAGTCAAAGCCGGTGGTCAAGACTTGGGCATTGGTTAGCGCCTGAATCCGCCCAGCTTTGAAGTCGGCAATCATGCGCTCCCGTTCCGCCTTTGGCGTTGCGCCAGTCACGCAATTGGCTGCAATGCCGCGATCATTAAGCAGATCGGCAATGTGCTGGGAATGTTCAATTCCTGTACAAAACAGCAGCCAATGTTTACGATCTGAACCAAGCGCCATGATTTCAGCCACGACGGCGCTGTTGTTGTCGTCGGTATCAACCGCCGCCTGCAACTCGCTTTCGATAAATTCGCCGCCACGTTTGTGGACGCCATCTAGGTCAAAGCGGGCCTTCGTCACCTTGCTGCGAAGCGTGGTCAAAAATCCTTTGTAAACCAGTTCTTCAATGGTCACCGGATCAATCAAACCATCAAACAGCGCCGGCTTGTCAGTAATAAGGCCATGCCCCAAGCGGTAAGGCGTGGCGGTCAGGCCCACGACACGCAACGCCGGATTTATGGCCAGCAAGGCGTTTAATAGCGTCCTATACCCGCCCTCATCCTTGTGGCTGACAAGGTGGCATTCGTCGATAATGACAAGATCAACATGCCCTAGCAGATGCGCCTTTTCTCGCACCGATTGGATGCCTGCAAACGTGATCGGCTCCCCAAGCTGGCGTTTGCCAATGCTGGCGCTGTAGATGCCCAGCGGTGCGCCAGGCCAATGTTCGCGCATTTTGGCGGCGTTCTGTTCAATAAGTTCCTTCTGGTGCGTCAACATCAGCACCCGCGTTTCAGGCCAGTTTTGCAGCCCTTCCTTGCAAAGTGTAGCTACAATGTGACTCTTGCCCGCGCCGGTTGGCAGCACAAGGCACGGATGCCCATCGTGTGACCGCATCCAATCGTAAAGATCGTCAAGAGATTTTCTTTGATAATCACGAAGCATCAAACGCACTCGCCAAAGCCTGCACCGTTTCATTTAGCAACTGGCGCGATGTCAGCCCGCCAACGCCATTCCGCAGGCGGCTTTGACCAATCAGCCAAGTGACAGACAAGCCATCGTCAGAACCTTCCATTTGCCACGGCACAAGGTCAGGATGGAAAACATGGTCATTACATCCGTCATACTGAGCATCGGGCGGAATCGCCATGTCCCACCGGGCGCAATGCCAAGTGCTATCCTCTTTCGCCGTCGCATGGGCGCATGTGCGGCAATTCACTTCCTTCGTCGGTTGTGACTTGTGGCACATCGCTTTTGCGGGACACCATCCACATTGATACCATGTCGGATCGGTCGAGATAGGGGGGGGTATCCTGTCGGCCAATGCAATGGCCCGGCCTTTGGCAATGGCGGCATCCGCAACATCTTTATCAAAGCGCACCCGTTCGCAGTGCAGCCGATCATCGTCTTTGCAGACTGCCACATAAAGCGCCCGCGTCAAGCCAAGCCCGGCCATGTAAACCTGCATCTGCACATAGTGCTGCCACTTGGACAGGCGAACGCCTTTGGCCGCCAGATCGTCAAATGACTTTTTGCCGTGAGTTTTGAACTCCAACAAATGCTCCGTTTTTGGCGCTTCGGGAATGCCAACGCCAATCCCGTCAATGCTGCCGCTAACATGCGCGCCAAAATCGACGCGGTTTTGCTGGCCGCGAACGGTGATGCCCACCGCTTCCAGATCGGCAATAATCGTGGCTTCCTCATTGTGGCCACGGCGAAACAAGCGCAGAGTGCGGCCTTCGAATTGCTCAATGACAGCCCAGCGAAACGATAGCCAAAGCCAGCGATCACAATGATGGCCCAAGAGGCTTGCGCCAAGGTGCGGGCGTGGCCGTTCACGCTTGGCAGCGTGGTGAGCATCTATCAGGCTTGCAACGGCGCTTTGATCGGCTATAATCGTCTCTGGCAGCTTTGCCATGTTGTGTCTCCTCCCGTGAACAACTTGGGGCTGGTGATGAGCCAGCCCCATTTTTTTGTTGTTATTTTGCCCAGGGCGGTTTGGCGCTAGTCGCAGCCGGTGCGGCGGCAGCCTTGGCAGCAGACAGCGCAGGAAGCCCACCGCCAGCCAGAGCGCGATAACCGCCGACTTCGTTGCGGGCTTGGCTATAGCCGCGCGCCACATCATCCGGCGACGGATGCTTAATCTTCACCTTGATCTGCAACTGGCCACCAACAAGCTGGTCGCTATCTTCAACGCGAGGCAGGCCGATGGCGCGCATAATCTCGCCAAGCTGCTGGCGGCCAATTTCTTCGGCCTTGGCCGATTGGTTGCGGATGTTGATCGCCGCAAAGATGACCCGGCCCTGATGTGTCGGCCCGGTGATGTCGAGACGCAAATCAATTTTCGTGCCGGTGCCGGATTTAGTCTGTCCGACTTCCGCCTTGGCGATCATGGCCGAATAAAGCCCTTCCGGCAGCAATTCATATTCGCCACTATTGCCGGTGGGCAGATCGTCGGCGTTAAAACTTTCTCCAAGGTTAGCCATTGTTAGATTTCCTTCTTGCTGATGTTGAATGTCGGGCGACCGGGTGTGGATGTGATGGCATCCAACAGCGGTTCAGTGATGGTTGCAGCAGCAGCTTTCCATGCCGTCGCGTTGATTTCCGGCTTCCAGCGGAAAAGGCTGGGCAGATGATCGGCAAGGCCATGCTCTGCCGCCAGCGATTGCAGCTTGTCGGAATCAATCTTGCGATTGATGCGGCCAACAATCTTCACCGCATAGCCATCACGGTCATAATTGCTGGTGCCGTCAAGATTGGCCGGCAAAGCCAACTCAAACGCCATTGCATCTTCCAGATCACGGCGCGTCTTAATGGCGGCTTCCTCCACCGCCTTGGCGTTTAGCCATTGCTGATAAATTGGCACGGTCATTGCATACCTTCCATTGCAAGGACGTAGG